GTATTTTATCAACTGTTGCTGTTGGATGTCTCTCATCAAGTAACGTCTCTGGAGAGATGTTGTATTGCATGATAAGATGAGGATACAGAGAGTTAAGGTCAAAAGACACAACCCAATCATACTTTCCTGGAATCGGTTCTTTAACATATGCACCTGCATACTTTTCGTTTTTATCAGAACGAATTTTTGGAGGAATAACAATATCCCTCTTTTTCAGGTAATTATAGATTATATTATCCCACATGCGAACCTGATAGAACACATCTGCATAATTCACTTTAGCATCATATGCCATAGTCAATGCAAGTTCAATCAGTTTCATCTTGTCTTCCAGTCGGTCAACAAGTTCTACGTCAACGATATTATATTCAATAAACTTCTGCCACCCTTTGGTATAGAAATCTTTAAAAGTATCAAACTCAGAGTGATCAAGTTTCTTTTGACCTAACTCAACTTCAGCTATGTAGTCAAGACGATATGACTCTTGCGCTTTGTAAGTAAATTTTTTATACAAATCAAGATAGTCAAGTTGAGTCAATCCACCTACATCAAATGTAGTATGTTTTCTGCCCATAATATAAGTTTCTCCTTCTGTGACTAAACCCCAGGTAGAGAAACGTTTCATTAACTTTTCACCAAGCACTCTATTGAGTCGTTTACAGATGTATGGGATATCAAACAACTGAATATTCCATCCAGTCACAACATCAGGAACATCTTGCATCCAATAGTTGATAAAATTATTCAACAACTGATACTCATCCCCGCAGTGATGATATGTTACATTCTTTTGCTTATTCACAAAAGGTTTAACACCCCAAGTAATAATTTGCTTAGTAGTGTAATCTTGAATAGTAATTGCAAGGATCTCTTCTGATGCAGATTCAACATCAGGAAATCCCTTTTCTGCTGTAGTTTCAATATCAAGGGTAACTAACTTAATCTGACTGATATCAAACTTAATCTCATCCTCAGGATACTTTTCAGAAATATATTGATAGATATATCGGTCATTTCCATAGATAGCAAATCCATCTACTTCATCATACTTTTTGTAAAACTCACGACAATCACGAACACTACCAGGTCGTATCTCTTCTACTTGTTCACCACTTAATGTTCTATACTTAGTATCTTTCTTACTCTTCACAAATAGAGTAGGGAAAAATTCATCCCTATGCTCATACCTTCTTCCATTTTCAACTCCCCGAACGAGGAACTGATTACCAATTAATTGAACATTAGTATAGAAACGCATTACTTGGTTAAGTCCTCATACTTTTCAATTAGGGTTGGAGTCGGATCTACGATAGTGATAATCTTATCAGAACTAATCATAAAGACATCTTCTCTGGTTGCATCCATCATCCAAGATTCTAACATACCACCTTCTACTAGAAGAAAAGGATTGGTCAGTTTGCAATCTGGTTCTCCAGGCACTGAAGCAGCAACCTCATCAATTTGTGATACCAATACCTGGTTGTTCGTCAGCAGAATTGCTTTGATTGTTTTTTCCATTACTTACGATGTCCTCAACATACATTTCTTTTAGTTTAATAGTGGGTTCGACCATAGTCACAACCCAATCAGAAGGAATTGGAATATTATCCTCAGCAGAAAGAGGCATCCAAGGAAACAAAGATACTTCATATCCTGCTTTCTTTTTGCGACCTTCACTTTGCCCATCAATTACGTTAGGATCACGCATCTTAATGATACAAGGTTTATTTAGATAATACCCAACTATTCGTCGATCTTCTTCTTCACCATATGACATTTCTGTAATATCGGCAATCATGTCTTCACCAGACTTTAAAAGTAAAAGTTTAATTGTCATAATTAAATATTTTATCCACTATATTGTAGCAAGAAAAAAGAGGGGCGTCAACTGGATTTTGCCAGTTGCCCCTCTGCGGCGACGATATTCATTTCTATTTAGTTGACCTTTCCAATAACCCAGGATCTCATACCAAAAGGAGTATCAGCAATCAGATTCTGAGTTAGTGTTACTACATCTGGTGGAACAACTAAACAGAATCCAATGCCAAGATTGAATACATTCCTCATCTCCTTCTCAGCAATGTCTCCTGCCTTTTGGAGTTTATTGAAGATCTCTGGTCTCTCCCAAGCAGAGTAATCAACATCAACCGTAAGACCTGCTGGAAGGCACCTAGGAAGGTTCTCAGGCAGTCCTCCGCCCGTGATGTGTGCCATACCAAGAATAGGAACTTCATCTAATAGGTACTGGATTAGACGGGCATAGATGGTGGTTGGTCTCAGCAACTCAGGCATCTCCTTATACTTAATGTAATTTCTCCACAGCATATCATTGACAAGAGTGTATCCATTACTATGCAGTCCACTGCTCTCAATACCAATAACTACATCACCTTCTCTAATGTTACTGCCATTAACAATATCATTCTTCTCTACAATACCAGTACAGAAACCAGCAAGGTCGTAGTCATTTGTTCGGAAATGTTCGGCAGTTTCTCCACCAATCAGTTCCATCCCTGCAATTGTGCAACCAACATTAATGCCGTACACAATGTCACTCACATTAGCATCTATTGATTTAGTAGAGACATAATCTAAAAAATATAATGGTTTAGCACCAGAACATATAACATCATTGACGCACATAGCAACGAGATCCTGACCAATAGTGGTGTAATCATTGGCAATCCTACAAATATTAATTTTAGTTCCGACACCATCAGCACCAGATACTAGAACAGGTTTCTCATATCCTGACGGAACCTCCATCATTCCACTGAAACCACCAATGTTAGGTGCCAATACCTTTAGATACTCCACAAAGGAACGTCCCTTGATAATATCAACTCCAGAAGTCTTGTAGTCCATTAATGAATTTCTCCTTTAGCAATTTGTTCACGACGTTTTAGTTTCCATACTATGTAATCCATCGTTGGGATACACATAGGGTTCCAACCAACAAATGTTGTAGATTCCTTACTTGGAATCTTCCAACAGGAAGCATCATCATTGTCAAGATCTAATGATTTACGATACTCATCCTCACCAAGTAAAACAACTGCTCTCTCAGCAGCATTCAAACTCTTGAAACAATCAAAGCAATTCTTTCTAATCTCATCAGGGATTTGGTGCTTCATTCAAATACCGCCGTAACTCCCATAACAGTTGCTCCAGGATTTCTTGCCAAAGCAGTTTCCTTAGCATCTTTGTAGTCTCTAGCAATTACAATCTCTTTAAAGACTGTGCCTGCTTTGTATAGTTCAACTTTACACTTCATTGGATTGCCAAGGGTTGTAGTCGGTCAAGGATCTCACGATAGGCAGGAACGATATCACCTTCGTCATTTCTGAATAAATCCTTATCAAATCTTTCATCACTACCAATCTTCCATAGTCTCATACTATCAGGACTGATTTCATCAGCAAGTAACAACTCTCCATGAGCAGTATATCCATACTCAACCTTAAAATCTACAAGGTCAATACCCATGATGTAGAACATCTGACGAAGATAATCATTAATCTGTAGAGTCATATCAACAAAAGGTTCAGGATTATATCCCATCAAACGCACACGGTCTGGTGTCAGTAGAGGATCGTGCTTACTATCATCCTTCAGAAAGAATTCTACAATGGGTTGTGGTAATGGGGCTCCTTCTTGAAGAGTTGTCTCACGAACAATAGATCCAGCAGCACGGTTCCTACAAATAACTTCTAGAGGAACAATACTAACTTTCTTACAAATCATCTTATTTGCACCAACCATATTAATATAATGAGTTGGGATAAGTTCTTTGGAAAGTTTTTCAAAGATGATAGATGAGATGCTGCAACAGAGAGATCCTTTTCCTAAAGGATGATCTTCCTTCTCTCCGTTTCCTGCAGTTACCTTATCATGATACTCAATGATGACTTGTTCTGCATCATCACCTTGATACACAGTTTTTACCTTTCCTTCGGTAATTACTTCCATAAAAAAGAGGGTGTTTTATCACCCTCTACTATAGCATAGATGTCAATTAAAACCAAATTTTCTTTTGATGATGCTCTGGTACAATCCTACCAAGAACAATATTTAACAACCCATCCTCAAATTCAACTGATCTAACTTCCGTGTCCTCTGCCAATGTCCAAGATCTG